ATGTTAGCGTATAAACCTTTTCCAGCCATTACTTTTTCTTTTTCTTTACTCTGCCACCTTTTTTCATATAGCCCATTTTTGCAACTACATCAGGTCTTTTCTTTTTTAAGGCAGCTAAACCTGGTTGTTTCTTTTTATCTATTTTTTTCATTTTTTCCTTTTCTTGCTCATACCTGCTTCGGAGAGCGCGATAGCAATTGCTTGCTTTCGATTTTTTACTTTTTTCTTAGAACCGCCACTCGTGAGTTTACCTTTTTTAAACTCACGCATAACTTTTCTAACTTTTTTTTGACCCTTCACTATTTATTAATCTTACCAGATTTTTTAGCTTTAGATCCAAATCTTCCATAAGAATCATCACGAGATGCTTTTAATTGCTTCTTCGTTCTTTTCTTTCTGATTCTCATAGCAATAGACTCATCTTTTCTAGCTTTGTAGCCTTGTTTTTTCTTACCGACTTTGCCGCCTTTTTTCATAGCGCCTCTATCCATAAGTTCAGTTGGCATTCTTTTTGATTTCATATTCATACCTTGACCTCTTGAATACATCATATCTCCAGTTCTGCCACCCATACCGCCACCAGCTCTTTTTACTCTGCCGCCAACTTTCATTCCTCTTGGTTGAGCGACTTGTTTATTATATCTTGGATTTGCCATTATTTTTTTCCTCCATTCCTAAATATTTGTGTACCCTTTATTCCATATATGCTCGCGACGACAAGGATCCACAAGTTTGTAAACCACGAAGGAAGCGTAGAAAAATATTCAAAGAATAATTTTACTTTGTCCATCGCGGTTGGATCGTCACTCACAACTGCCCAAGCAAGCACCACTATCGGCGCGCTGAGAATTAATAAAACTGCCTCGTCTTTCCAATCTGATTGACGAGCCTCTAAAAGTTTACCTTGGTAAGCTTCTTTACCTTCAGCCATACGAGAAGCGTGCATAAGTTGTGCTTCTGACATTGCCATTTTAGTCTTCTGCTTGTTAGCATAAATTTTACTTCCAGCAGAGACGGCTAATTTAATCGCCGATAACCACATAATTTAGTACCAAGTTGCTTTAACAGGTTTTTTGTCTGGTCTCATTCTTTTTGTACCTCTAACATCAACAGTTTGTGATGTTACAGGATCTGTCATTTCAACAGGAATGCCACCTTGTTGCTCACCTTTTGAGTTTGCACCAAGTTCAGGAACAACTTTTACATTGTTAGCACCGTTTTTTGTTTTTCTAACCATAGTTTTCTCCTTAGTTATAATTTATACCTTTTTCTTTGGAAAGTTTCTACCGAAATCGTGAATTTTACTTGCATCAGCCATTTGTTGTTTAGCTAAAGACACACCAGCACGCAAACCAGCAAGATTTTCTGCTTGTTCAAGTTTTTGTTCTTGAATATCTTGGTTCATCATCGCTCTCATCTTATCAAGATCTAATCTTTCTTGTCCCTCTTCCTCTTTTCTTTGATTTTCTTGTGCTCGAAGGTCAATTTCTCTACCTTTTAGTCTTAATAATGGATCTCCACCAAACTCACCCATAATTTTTTCTTCTTCTTTAGCAAAATCTTCCTGCATTTCTGCAATTAGCTTCGCTTTTCGTGATTCTATTTGGTTTGTAATCTGTTGTAGACGTTGTTGTGACTGCATTACCTGTGGATTTTGCATCATACCAGCTGCCATTGCAGGATTTTGTGCTCCCATTGATTGCATTTGTTGTTGAATCATCTGTGCTTCTTGTAATTCTTCAACAAATTCTAATTGTACTTGCTCTTGAGCCATTAAACTAATGTGTTCTAAAATATTTTTTTGTAAAGATGCCATAGCCGCTGGATTATTTTGTGTTTGGTTTAATCTCATAAAGTTTAAATGCGCATCAATATGTGCTTTGTGGTCTTGACCAGGAAAAGCTTGAAAAGGTTTTGCTGACATTGCCATAATATGTTCTAACGCTGGGTCCATCGGCATAGATGGTGCCGGTGGTGGTAATATTGCATTTACATTTTTTACTCCTAGCGCATCATACATAGATCTATATGCTTGATATAGATTGTGTATACGAGGATTTGATTGCGCCAGTTGTAATTGTGATTGAGCTAAAGATATTCTTTGTGTCTGTGAGAAGATGTTTGGATCTGCTACAGGTAGAATATCTACTCTATCATCAAAATCTTGCATTTTAATTTCACGTCTAGCTCCTGGTACATCGTATGGATATACTGGTGGTAGATACGTTTTAAATACTTCTGCTAATAATTTAAATTCTTGTTTTAGTCCGACATATAATCTTTTATGTATAGCTGACATTACCCGCGATCCACGCTCCAGTAACGCGACTGTTGTACCAACGGCAGCGGCTTGATTCATATCACCCACTTGTGCATCAGCGATGCTCGCGAATCGTTGGCCCGCTGATACAACAACTCCCATTAATTGTAGAAGTGTTGCATCAGGACCTTTAAAGGGTAGAGTCATAAACTGATCTTTGATGTTGCCACCAGGAGCGTCTACGTCTCTGAACTCACCAGGTTGTAAAGGTTGAGCGTCATCTCTGACTCTTATACCTCTAGATTTAAAACCAGCTGGTAAGTTAGCTAAAGTACCTGCATCTAACAACTGTCTTAAAGCTGCTGTTGCAGTTCTAGTTAATCCACCAATCATATGGATTAAACCAAAACCATAAAATCCTGTGCCAGGTAAAAATTTAAATTGTACAAAATAATTTATTCTTTTCTTTAGCGGGTCGTTTTCTTTATAGTTTCTTCTAATAGATAAAACTTTACTATTAGATTGTGCAACAGTTACAACATAAGGTAACTTAATACCAGTGGGTTCACCATCTGCACCCATATCTTCATAACCATCTAAATCTAAATTAGTGTGCACTTCATACAAAGTATATTGATTTTCTTGACCATCTTTAGCAATTCCTTCAAGTTCTAATTTTTTATCTTGTAATTGATTTTCAGTTACAGGTGGTGTGCCTAATTCTACATCTCTGTAAAATCCTGCAACCTGTTGTTTTTTTAATTCGTTTTCTGAAATTTTTATAACGTGCACAACTGCATCTGCATCATCTAATGAGTTTGCAGAATAAGGTACGATTAAATCCTCTGCCGGTACAAATTTTGACACGGCTCTACCTAAAAGATCGTCATAATAAACTTTCTTAAATGTAGAGCCTGAGAGAGGGAGGTAAAATAACATTTGATCAAACTCTGGTTCATACTCTTTCATTTGATCCATAATCTGATAGTTCATAAAATCTTTTACACGCTTTGCTTGTTCTTCTTTTTGAACATTAACATCACCCATTATTTGGGTTCGTACTGGTCCATCAGACGGGAGTAACTCTTTATAAGCTTGCGCTTGAAATTGCGTAACCGCTTCTGCAAGTACAGGGTGATTGACACCAGAAGCGCCTCTAAATGGTTCTGTTCGTCTTTCATATTTAAATCCTAAAAGTTCTAATCCGTTTCTATAAGTTTCTTCCCAATCACCTCTAGATTCTTTATACTCATTGTATTGGTCCACCATTTTAGAACCTAATGGTTCTAAAATTTCATCACCTAAAAATTCTGCAAGATTCTCAAAATGATCTTCACCACCTTCTATCGCTGCAACTTTTGGATCAAATGAAACTTCAGCACCACCTTCTTCTGTCATTTCAATTTCAACAGGTCCGCCTTTTTCTTGAATCTCTTCTACGTTTTCTTTAATTGCCTCTTGAATTTCTACTTCACCTGGAACTTCAACGGTTGTTTTTGTATTTGGTAATGGTTTGTCTATTTCAGCCATTTGTTTAATCTATCCTCTTTTGTTAAATGTTGCAATTACTTCTTCAAGTATCTCTGTGTTTGGTTTCTTATCTTCTTTAATTGGCTCTGGATTTGCAGCAGCCCATTCTAATAATTCTGCTTGTGTAACTGGTTCGTCGTTTTCAGTATTCACAAAAGCTCCTATATCAGAATTGTATTTTATATTCATTATTTTTTCTCCGCAAACATCGTAACAAGACCACCATCTTTAAATGATTTTTTATACTCAAGACCAATATTTCCGATACCACTTAAATTAGTTGAACCAGTTACACTAAGTGGTCCTGTTTCATAACCAAGTCCAATATTTCCAATATTATCTAAATTAGTTGAACCAGTTATGCTAAGTGGGCCTTTTGAAAAACCAACATTAAGATTTTTTGTTCCTGCAAGATCAGTGTTAAGATTTAAACCAACTGGACCTATTGCAGTGTTAAGATTAAGACTTCTTAGTCCTCGAAGATTATCTGTACCAGTTACGCTAACAGGACCTATAGCAGTTTCAATAGTTACATCTCCAACTGGTGTTTTTTCTAATATAGATAGTGTAGGATTTAACATTGCTTTTATTCTTGCTCTGTTAAGTGCTGTTAATTGTAAACCAATTGGATTTAGGCTAGGAATATTTTTATTTTTTATAAAATCTTCAACTTTTGTTTTTTCAGGGGGAGTGGTTGGAATTACTGGCTTAATTGTTATAAGAGGGTTTTTTAATCCTTCTTGAGATGGTCCTGGACCAGTTCTAGTTTTTCCTTTCATACCCATATAATCGTCTCTAGGGTCTCCTCCACCTCCACCACCAGTTCCACTACCTCCACCAGTGCCACTACCGCCACCATACGCATCATCACCTCTGTATCCTAAAATCATATCAGACTCAGATACAAGTTGTGATGGAGCTGCGGGTACTTTACCACCATCTTTAAAAGGTGATCCTGGATCTAAAGAATCATATCCAGTGCCAGCTTCTTCTCTACTTTTTGAAGCTTGTGCGCCGCCTTTACCAAATTGATCATAAAAACCTCGACCTTGTTTCATAGCTTCTCTAAAATTATCTCTAGCAATTGCTTCTTCTTGTGCTTTCTTTTCTAATTCTTTTTGTTTTGTAAACTCAATTGCTTTTCTAGCTAAATTAAAAGGTGTTGGTAAATTTTTTAAAGCACTAAAAATTCCTAATCCAATTTTATTTAATTGACCTGTTAAAGTTCTACCGACTTTAGCAGCATCTGCTTCATAATCAAAAACTGCATCTTTATTTACTAAATCTTTTCCTAATCCAAAATTAGCTGATGAAAAACCTAAACCTGCGTATGGATCTTTTACACCAGCGTTATCGTTTTCATCTTTGCCTCCACCATTAGGTCTAGTTATGTTTGGTTCTAAAGGTTGAACTGGGGCAGTTGGTGTTGGTGTAGTATCATACAAACCTCTAGCTCTTAATGCGCTTGCTATTTCTTCATCTGGAAAACCATAAGCTTTCATTGAATTGTAAATATCTAATGCTGTTCCTGTTAACGCAGGACCGCCCATAAATAATCCTACTCGACCGCCGTCTGCATATTCTAAACCATATTTTTCAGCAATTCCTCTACCATCTAAACCTAAAACATTAATATCATAATAATCTTGTGCACTCATATAACCAGTGTCTCTTCCACCAACCACATCTTTTATTTCTTCTTGAAGACCTTTATAAGGATCAGCTGAATATGTTTTAACAAGGTCAGCAAAATCCATATATCCCATTGGATTGTTTTGCATCATTTGATTCATTTGAGCTTGAGTAGGTGGAGTTGCTCCAGGAGCCGTTCCGGGACCTGCTATACCCATACCGGGCCCACCAATTACTTGTCCATATTTTAATAGGTTTGGATTTCCCGCCATAATTCTATTTTGATAATCCATATAATATTGTTTTGGATCAGCACCTGAACGTATAATATCTTCATAAGTAGATTGACTCATATTTAAAGCTTGTGCTTCTGGAGAAACAGTTCGATATGTTTTAGGTCTTGGTTTTGGTGCAGGTGCATAAAATGTAGGCTGTAGTTTTTTATCTACTAACTTATTAAGTAATTGATCTCTTGCTACACGAAAAGATCCTGTAAAATAACCTTGTGAAGGTGTAAGTCTGCCTGGACGAGGATCTGTAAATGCACTTCTATAGTTACTTAAACCTGCTCCCTGTAAAAAACTAGTCAGATTTCCTCCTCGAATAGCTCTTGATAATTCACTTGCAGCTTCTTGTCTTGCATAATCTCTTGCTTGTTTTTGTTGTTGATAAGTTGTGCCTGCACTTACACTTTTTAAAGCTTTTGCAAAATCTTGAGTTGTGGCTCTACCACCAACATTAAAATCTTTTCTAGGTTTCTTTTCTTCAAATAAAACTTCTATGCCTATCGATCCGCCGTCCGCTCTTCGTTTTCTAAAAAATTTTGTATAATCAAAAGGAGCCTTTTTTTGTTCAACACCACCCTCATCATATCTCTCATCGATCTCGTATTCGATATCCTGTTTTTCTTTACCAGGACCTGACAGACCTATTTTCTCTGAGGTCGCGATACTAAGCTCACGATCTCTTCTTTTTCCTGCCTGTTTCATCAGTTCTGCTTTTTCTTCTTTTGATAAATCTTGTGCTTCTTCATCAGTCATCTCATCTAAATCTTCTAAAGATATTTTATCTTCTTTGCTCATAAAGATTTGACCGATACCAACGTTTGGAACAATAGTTGATAATATTTTTATTGACTCGTCAGGATTTGCTTCAATATATTTGTTTGCAACATCAACAATATCTCTGGCTGCTAGACCAGCGATTGATAATCCGATCGCATCAAGAAAAATTTTTGCTATTGGTGCTGCTGCTATTGGTAATGCCATAATTAGTAATACGTTCTTTCAACTCGAGGAAGTGAGTCCTCTTTTAAATCTTCTGGATGCGCCACGAACCCTCCTTGTCTAAAACGCATTATTGCTTGTGTCGTGCTGTCCACCAAATCGTCGTGATCTCCGTACGGAAATGATGCACATTCTTCTATAACCTCTTCTGCGTACTTTTCATCCGGAGCCCAGATAATTCCAGACTCAAAGAGTGGAGCTACAGCGTTTACCCTAGCGTGTTTGTCTTGGCCTTTGCTAGGAGTATAGTTTATAACAGGAATACCCATTTTTCTCAACTCATAAGTTAATGGCAATCCAGAGGCCTTTGCCTCTACAATCACCGTTTCTGGATTCCAATATCGATATTGTTCCCAAGCTTCTTTCTTAAGATCAGGAAACTCTAATCGTTCTTTAACTGCATCTAACAATATTAAATTAGCAGGTGAGTCGTGGTCTGGATAAAAAACTCCCCACGTTGTAATTGCACTATAATCTGACGTTTCTTTTTTTAAAAAAGCTGTATCGTAACTTTGAATAATATGTTGCAATGGTGGGATATAACCTTTGTCCCAAACTCTCCACCACTCACGTTTAATTAACGATCCTTCTTCCGCTGTTGGGTTTTGCATCCATTGCGCGTTCCACTTTCCAACTGACAATGATGCTTTCACAGATTCTAACTCATCTAACTTCCAATACTGTGGCCACACAGGTTTTCCAGACGGCATTATCGCTGGGAACTCAATTACTTCCCATTGATCTGATTTTAATTCTTTTTGATTTTTTAATAACATTCCAGTTAAATCATTCATATTCCATCTTGTCATTACCACTACTATTGAGCCACCAGGTTGCAAACGTTGACGTGGTCCTGATGTATACCAATCATATGCCCGTTCAAGCGCTTGTTGATTTAATGC